TGCCTGGCTCTGCCTCACACCACGTTCCTAGTGATTTGAATACTGGACCCCAGTTGGTCGGGGTTTCTTCCAACATTCGGCCTACAGTCTTTCACAAATTACCTACAGGCACGAACATCAACGACGGATATTCTGTCCCCTCCGAACTAAACATGTTAGGAAATCGAATCTTCAAACAACCAACACATGTCGCACATCCCAACGCATGGCACCAAGCTGCCCAAGTCCTCTATGATCCACGCTCGTATTTGATGAAGAGGTTGGTTGACATTAAAGTGAAGGAGGGAACTGTCTTGGTAACCCCTTACCGATTCAGCGATCCAGCATCAACGGAGAATGCAGTCTCCAATGGTTGGGTTTCTAAGACCCAAGCGATCGAAATAGAAAGGTTTTTCGATGAATTTGACGCTCACCATTACACAGGATCTCAACCGTACCCGAACGCAGACTATCCAGAGCCTCCATCGTTTCCTCACAACCGGTACCAAGATGGGCGTGGTTGGATCTCCACTTTTCCCTCAGCTCGCCAGAGAGAGATTTGGGAGGAATGTGCGGATTATTTATCGAGCGGTCTCCAGAAGAAACACACGAAGTGTAAAATCTTTATGAAGACAGAGAAGGCACCGAACTGCTCTAGTTATTTAGCCCCAAGATGCCAAGCAGACCCAAGATGTATAATCTGTTTCAATCCTTTATTACAAGCGATGGCCGGGCGATGGGATAGGTCCCTAACTCAAAAGATTCATAAGATACTCGACCTGGATCAGAATTTCACATACGCAGGAGGTTTGACACCAAAACAATTCAACAAGTGGCTGCAATCAGAATTGGAAGTGAGCGGGCTGGCCTTGATGCTGAGGCGAAAATCATCCGTCATAGTTCAAAGCGATTATTCGGCCTTTGACACCACTATTAAAGACGCCGCACTAGATATGTGGAATCACTTCAGTAATTGCCTTGGTCTCCCTTTGTTTAATCACCCATCACACATGGAGCCGACTGATCCCTTTCAAATTCTCAGTGGAGACGAAACTATGCTTGGCTGGGTTAGAAGAGTGTTTAGTAAACCGATCGGCTTGACTTCTGGAGGAATACGTATCAAGGGCCCGACCATGAACTGTTCCGGTCGCTCCGACACGGCAGTTCTCAACGTCTTTCTCAATTTTTGTACACAGTATCTATCGTATCTGGTAGTAGTCACTCAACATTACGGTCCGTATTCGGATGATGAATACGCATTTGTCAACGAACGGATGCGATATATAGCTTTGGGAGACGACAGTTTGGTTATAGCCCCTAGTCACCGAATGGACGGCTCAATATGGACAGTGGCCGACTTACAAGCAGCAATAAGCTACTATGGATTTGAGTTTTCCGAGATTAGTATCACAACTAACCCACATGACATAGTGTTCTTAGGCCAGCGTCCATGGTTTGCGATTGATGAAGATGGGTCTCGAGTAGTATGTTGGGCCCCCGTTTTGGGCCGGTTTATGCAAAAGTATGGGTGGCGTGTCTATACAGCCGGAGATCCTTACTCATGGTGGAAGGGTATAAACCGAGCTATAATGAGCTCCTTTCCGTTCTTGCCCATTACCAGACACATAGCAGTCAAAACTTTGCAGTTATTGAAAGATCACACAGAGACGCCATATCGGGAGGGAATCAGAGAAGACCGGGACCGCAAGTATAAAATTTATTTTTCCGAGACCGATTGTCGACTCCAGTATGATGAGCTGGGTAGTTTGTTCTTGTTAAACCTGCATTATGCCATCTCACCGGCTCACGCCTTGTCACTTTTCCAAGAGATCTCGGAGATAAAACGCTTTCCAGTTATTCTAGTCGATACGTTTATCGACATGATGCAACAAAAAGAAGCTTCTTAACAAAGGCATGGCGGACCAGACCGCCAGAAACAAAGGGACCAGCCAACGCTAATGGTCATAGTTATCTTGTTTTAAAAGTAGTGATAACGATCGTGGTGGGTCAGAAACCTCAGAAGGGTATACTTACCCTAGACAAGACGACAACTCTTAAATGCCTAAATCGAGAAAGAATCATGGAAAGCGAAACTCTAGCAAAACCAAGCCAGTCAAGGTTAAGGTTCGTGTTCAAGCCGCTGAACCCCCTAAACAACGACAGAAGAGACGTCGGGATCGGCCCAGGGCAGCAACAAGTAGCCGAGCACTTGCTACAGTCACCAGAGCAGTCATGTCCAAAGTCCCAACCGCGCGCATATCCGCAGAGGCGAGATCGATCCTCCTCCAGACCGTCCTCCCGTTTGCCAGTCGACCCGTCCGAATCAGAAGTCAAACCTCAGCAACCACCTCCACGCCAACAGCAGTCTGTCAGCATTATGCCAACTACAACATTAATTTCAATGAGCTCACGGAGGTCCTGCTTGGTGTTCCGCTCACCCAAGGGCAGTTGTTCAACCAGCTCCCAGTCTGGGGAAACCTGACAACGGCAGTTCCAATAGTGAACATCATGGATCCTTACCTTTTGGGTATTGTTCCATCTAGGAACTTTCAACCTGACGTGCACGAGTACTTAGCTAATGGATTCGCTAATCAGAATCAG